CTTGATAATCCATCTTTGTAACCTTTAGCCACATCCTTAACATCAGCCTGATAAATACCATGCCCATAAGCCTGCGCTCCCTCGCCTGTACCTATCTTGCTTAAATCATATTCGCCTAATGGATTATTAGCAGTAGGTGGAAATTCATGCGGAGTTCCATGCCATGTTTCTAATACTTGCTTTCCGCCTTTGTTAATCCATCCAGCCTGAGCCTGATTCTCTTCAGGAGTGTACAGCGAACCACCGGCTACAGCAGCGCCAGCACCGGCACTTGCTAGGATGTTGGAGCTATTGCGCTTTAGTGGGTCAAAGGCTGCGTTTACAGATCGTATGTTTGATGGGTTATTGGTTACATTAACGCCACGTGATGGATCAAAAACAGTATCAAGCTCAGGAACTTCACGGCCTTCTCGCCTTGCTGTTCTTCTATCTGAAACCTGTATGCCTCTTGATTGCTTTAATGGGTAAACAACATCTCCATAATTTCCTGCAATTTCTGGATTATCGGCTGTAAAAAATCCTTTCATGTAATCTACGCGATTAGAAAACTTTTCAGGGTCTATATTTGTTATGTCTGAATATGAGCCATGATATACATCCTTATCAAACCCCATAGCCCTAGCCCTATCCATAGCCGTGTTATCAGCAGGCAAGCCTAAACCTCCTTGCTCAACAGGTAGAGAAGCATTCCTTTGCGCTATGGCGTGCGCTTTCTCGTACTCGGTCTTTAACTGAGTATTAACCTTGTCTATCGCTGCCTTGTATTTGCTAAGCCTGCCCATTTGCCATTCCTAAAAGGTCATTGATACCGTTTTCAACAATGTCGTTTTCAAGCTCTTGCGCTTCTGCCTCAGCAAGCTCTTTGCGTGTCTGCGCCTCTTTCAAGCGTACTTCAGCATCAGCTTTCATGCTTTCGTTGCGGGCGTCTACCTGAGCGTTAAACTGGTCTACTGATAACTGACCTGCCAATAGCTGTTGATACGGGTCTGTTTCTTGTGGCTGTTGCGCTTGCTGTTCAGCCATGGCCGCCTCAGCTTGTGCTACAGCCTCTTTTTCTTCTTCGGTGAACTGGTTTGAAGGTATCATTCCGGCTGCAATCATTTGCATTCTAAGACGTTCGTGAACTTGATCCATGCCAGGCGCGTCTATCGTGCTTGTGTAAATGTCAGCAGTCATAGGTGCTAGTGATTCCATGCCTGGCACAACATACAGTTCCTTCAGGGCTTCGCGTGTTTCGCCTTTCTGCGTTGTGTACATTGGCCCCATGCGGCAAGTAACAGAATACCGGCCTTGTGTAAGGTCATTCTTCTTTTTGAACGTCTTGCTTTCTTTATCGTACTCTTCCTTGTTTACGTCTACATATTCGGTAGTGCCGTCTTCATAAAGCGCTTGTATTGAACGCTCGGTATCAGCAGTGCGAGCAATGGCATTGTTCAGCACTTGGCAAAGACGTGTTACGCCCTTGGCAATATCTACCCATACGCCAGTGTTTCCAACCTCACCGCGCTCGATTTGCTTGTTGATAGCAACACCGGATTGCATTTGTGGGTTTTTAGCCAGTGAAGCGCCATACATGCCGAAGATTGCTTCAATGTTTGCAGCGGCATTCTGGGCAACAATCATCAAAGCCTGATCCACCTGATTTGTAGCCAACTTGTAAGGGGCAGGGATTCCGTCAACATGGTTATATGCAAACAGCGGGTCGATATTGATATTCAGGTCTTCCATGGCATCTTCTACGCCATCCAATTGCTGTATGGCCATGCCAATCTTTTCGGATGGGCTAAGTGCAGTCTTGCTCAATAACTGCGATTCAGCGTAATTGAGAGCCCTTTGCGCGTCCATTGCCTTGCCAACGATACGCTTCCAGACAACCTTATCCTCGATAATGTCGAAACAGTGATAGAAAGGGATTACCGGCAGCATGGTGAAGGCGGTTTCTTTCTCATCATCAAGCCAGTCTGTGCCTGAAAAGAACCGGCTGTATACTTCAGGCTTTTTCACCTTGCGCGACTTGCCTTTTCGTACCGGCATACCTTGGGCAGTTAGCTCAGCAATATAGGCGTCAACCTCATCAGCTTCCATTATCTTGCCGTTTGACATTTGCACGATCTCTTTTGTCTCGTACTTGATACAGTAAAGCTCGCCAATCATTATCAGGTCGTCTGGCGTGTTTTCGTAGGATGTAGTTGAACGGCCATTATCTACCGAGGATGGAATAGCAGCATTATCGCCAAACATTTCCTTAAACGTGGCCTTTGATACGTTCTGAAGCACAACAGCCCATTCGGCATCACTTCTATCTTGCTCTACGCTGTTCGGGTCGAAGAAAACGCGGTCTAATGAATTCGGGATATATTCAACCATCAAGTCTTGATCCATTGATTCCTCATCAACGTAATCATGGCGCACACGGATTGCATCGAATCCGGCGTGGATAAGCTTGCGAACGATACGCTTGAAAGTAAAATCGCAGTCTGATCTGTTCATTATCGCCCTGATAATGCCGTTGCGCAGCTCAGCAAGTTTCTTGTCTGCGTCTTTGCCATCAGCAACAACACGGGGGCCAAACTGGCTGTGCTCAAGCTCGCCAACCATCATATCAATCATTGGGCTAGTTCTGTCCATGGTCAAACGTGGGCGGCCTGCGTCCTGAAATATCTGGACCACATCATCTTCCCACTGGCCATCCTCTTTAGAGGTAAAGATTACGCACTTTCTAGCAAGGTCGCGTTGGTCTTTATCCTGAGCCTGTGACTTTAAAAGCTCAAGCTGAAAATCTTTGAAATCGCCTTCGATTAAACTCGCCATCATTCCACTCTCAAAACTGTTGACTTTATTTTATACATAATAACGCAAAACACATTATTTTGTCAGAAAATAGATTTTTGCCGTATCTTTGGCTTGGGTTTGTTTGCTATAGCTCTACGCGCACCTTCTAGGGCGTACCTGACCGCATCTATGACATGATTATCCTTGTCCAAAAGTATAGGTAATACAAGGCCTGTAGCCGTATCAGTCTTCCACTTGTAATCAGTAAATTCCTGTATCGTATGCTTGCAGCGCGGATGAATGATTATCTCAAACGATTGCATCCACTCTATGCCCTCCTCTACGCTTCTTGCACCCTTAACGCATCGGGTAATCTTTGGGAATCCGTTCTTCTGTAAGTGCGATATTGTTTCAGGCCTTGAGCTGTCAGCCGTCATAGGCCATTTTTCGGCATCAGGAATGCTCATAAACAGGCTTGGAGTGTCTACTATCTCACACCCTACACGATAAGCCTCGTAATCAATAAACAGCTTACGTCCAATTATATGGCATCTCACGGCGACAGTAGGGTCAATAGAGAAACCCCAATCCGCTCCCATCCTGTGTACAGCATCTTCAGGCGCTTCAAACTCTTCCACCGACCAGTTTTTAAACACTCTTGCTTCGCTGTTCGATAGGTACTTACCTTCCCAGATATGGGCATACTTTCCAGGGTCTTGCGTTTTCTGTGCGTGCGCTCTTTGCTCTTCCAACTCCATAGGAAACCACGGGTTATCCGAATAGTTCATCTCAATAACCATAGAGCGTGGCGGTGTGTTCTTGATAAACCTGTTATCTACAGGGCTACCATCTTTCCTAGGATTCCATATAGCCCATATTTCAGACTTTGGAGCGCGGATAGTTGGCTCCAGGTCAACCCATGAAGCTTCCGGTACGTCTTCAGCCTCCTCGATTATACATAGATCAATCTGGGCCATTGACTTGATAGAGGTAATATTGTGCCGCAATCCCTTGAAGATAAACTCTGTTCCGTTTCTTCCTCTAAGGTAATCAACACCAACGTCATAATGCGCAGCTAGCCATGGCTCTGAAGCAATGGCATTCTTTAATTCAGCGTGGAATGATTCTTTTATACTGTCTTGTATATCCCTTGTACACAGTATGCGAAGAGGCTCAACAAGCCCCCATATTGCCGCCATCTTAGCCACGGTAAAAGACTTTGCACTACCACGGCCACCATGAATGCACCTATAGCGAAGCTCGCCACGGTTAGGCGTGAATAGCGGTACAAGCTTAGGTGGTATCTTTACCCTAGCTTCCATCGCCTGCGACTATTCTGATAACAGAAACGGTTTCGATAGGCTTGCCATCCTTTCCGGCAACTTCAAGCTGCTGCTTATCGCCATACTTCTTTGGCATGATCTTGGATAAATACCACTTGCGCACATCTACCCTTAGCTTTGCACGCTGTATTGCATCATTGTTTACCCTTAGCTGCCCATCAGGACCATCAACGTAATCAAGCGCATTATCATCAGCAATGTCGAATATATCTTCAGCCAATGCTTCCGCTGCAAGCTCCTTGGCTTTCGCGTATTGCTCGCAAAACTCAGGCTTTGAAGCAAGCCATTTGAATATTGTTGCAGGGTCTGGCATGTCATCTGACTTGCATATAGTCCGTACGCTTTCACCAGTACACAACCTGCCAATGAACTCACTCACAAGCTCTTCAGTGTACAGTGACGGCCTTCCTACCTTAGCCATTGCCATTAACCTGCTTAGCGACTTCTACCGACTTGGAACGATTATAGGCACGCTTCTTTTTGCCTTCAGCTACAGCGCCGGATAGCTTCTTGCCTTCTGGGATATTCAAAGCTTCTTCGGCCTCTTCAATATCACGTTCGGCTTGTTCAAGAGCAGCCTTCTCTATTTCGATAGCTTCTTCAATGTCTACCTGTTCGCTAGTCGCGTATCGTGCAACGGTATCATCAATACGCGCTTGCAATTCATCAGCTTCGCGTTTGGCAATCATGGCATCAGTGCGGGCGCTGATTTCAGCCTGGTCGATAAGGTTTTCAGCGACCTTGTCTATGTATTCTTTACAGTTATCCAGATCAGGGATTGTTACTGTGTATTGGATTGTTTCTACCATTTTAACGTCTTCCTATTCTTGTCATTTGCCCATCGGCGTTTACGATATATTGTGAATTTCCTCTACGGACTATACGAACAACAGTATAGCCTTTATTTTCTACTGTCTTTACGCAAAACAGAAAGAAACCTGCTTTTAGCTTTGAAATCATATTGATAAGCTCTTAACGTGGTTAATGCAGAATTCCAACAAGGCTTCCTGCTCTATCAGCTTTCCGCGGAAATTGAAAATATCGCGTCGAACTTCGGGAGCAAGCTCGGCGGCTTCTGTTTCAGTTCCGCCGGTATTGGTGGCTTCTCCGCAGTGACGTGGCTTTTGTCGAAGCACAACGATCCGCAGCTGCTTAACAGCATTGTCATAGTCAGCAGCAATAGCTTCATTCTCATTCAGTTTATGCTCCAAATCGGTTTTGTATCTGTCTCTTTCTTGTTCAATTGACCTAAACACAGCTGCGTAATGCTCACTTGCCAATTGCGTTTCTTTCAAGTGATCCTCAATAATAGCCTTCTCACGCTCTACCATTTGCGTCTCAAGCTCAGCATACTTCGCGGCCTGCCATTTCCAACCTAAAGTGAAACCTGCGCTTATAAGTGCAACAGCTACGCATAGAGACAAGATTGCTTTGATGTTCATCCCCATATGTCGATAACCTTTGCAGCGAATAGCACAAAACAAACGATTGGCAATGCGTAGATGATTACTGTAAGAGCAATAGCCATTTTCATAGCTTTATCCACGATTTTGAGTAGTGAACAACAGATAAAAAGATGAAAGAAACAGTCGCCCAGGTTATCCCAACGGCCAATTTATCCCTTATCATCTTGCGCATCTCTTTTTGATCCGCTTTCTCTTCAATCAATTCATCAAGAAATTTAGTGTATTTTTCACCGTATTCCGTCAGCATCTTGTGGCTGTGGCTTATCGTAGATAACATCTGGTCGCAGTCTTTACGCATTAACTCGATCTCATGTTCTGCCTTGGTAATACGGTTCTCAATGTCTCCCACACCACTGTCCTTATTCTTCTTTTTTGCTGATCTCACCCACTACAGCCACGGGCGCGCTTGATAGAGTATAACCCAAAGGGCAGCGAAATATAATTCCACGCTCTTCGATGTTAAACCATGATTCTTTTACCATGTCATTCTGGTTGCCGCCGATTACGCGCACATACTTACCGCAAGCACTGATAGCATCAACAATACCAACATGGCCGCCACCTTTACGAATCATTACGGCAATGGCCCCAAGCATAGGAGCAACCGCATAACCGTATGATGCCCACTCACTTGCCCGAAATGAATTCTTTGGAATAGGAATGCCGCATTCTTTCAGCCATGCCCCAAGGATTCCGGCACACCATGCATCTTCATCGGTTTTCAGCCATGAATGCCCGATTACTTTCCATGCCTGAATTATCCGCGCAGCATGAGACGGCCCTTTGATCTCTCTTAGGCCAATGTCTTTTCGTGCGTGGATAAGGTAATCAGGCTGCATCTTTCATGGCCTTCTGTGGCAATACGCGAACAATGGCGACAAATAACAAAGCGCCCATCTGCCAACCTTGCGGAAGAGTAACCAAGCTAGGAATCATTTGCTCAACAACGGCAGCTATTGAAAACAGGATTGCCGACCAAAAAGACCAAGATTTATACCACTTTTTTGCGAGCTTCATACTTCACCTTTCAAATAATAAAGCTTGATTGTATCACTTAATTATGCCGGTTACGATCTCCGGCGCAGGTTTCGGCGTTGCTAGTGCGCAGCCTGCCGATGGTTATGATGCGTCAGAACCCACTTCCGAAAATCTCCAAAAGAGTTGCTGTTTGAGCTCTATGCCTATCGCAGAAGCTTTTCCACGTCATGGCATCAAGCCTGTGATATACTTTACCCCTCGGCATATG